GTTAATGTTAGGGAAAACACCGTCCAAGGCGTCTGACAACTTGCTGGTCGTTGCCCCGACAAGTGCGTAGATCCCGTAATCTGTGGCAAACAACAATGACCTGAAATACGGGAAGATTGCGTCAATGCGCCGAGACCCAATAGATGCGGACACGTTTGTATTAGTAAACAACGTATTGCCAGCCGTCCCTACGCGCACATCCGAGAACACGTTGATGCTGTTCTCACCGAACACATACAGAAAATTGTTAGCCGAGACCAAGGCATTGATCTTGCTGTGCAGCGTATCATCCTGAAGGTTGATGTTGCCGGCAGACACCGTGATGTAGTCGTTGTAAGCACCAGCAGCCGAGTAGAACACCGTACGGCCTTGAGCAATCCAAACTCGGCCCTGAAACGAAGCAATGTCTACGTTTTGATCAACGGTTGTAATAGCTTTAGCTGTAGCACCAGATCCACCACCGCCGCTAAAAGACACTGTTGTGTTGGCAATGTAGTTATTACCAGGATTGGTAACAACAATCTGAGTGACAGCCCCACCGTTTACAATTGCAACAGCATTAGCTGCCGTGCCAGCCCCTGTGATTGTCACATTTGGAGCGGTTGTATAACCAGTTCCGCCAGCGGTAATAAGAATGCCTACAGCACCCGTTTTAAACGTCAAGAATCCTGCGACAGCAGTAGCATTAACGCCATTTGCACCCGTAGGTGCGCTAATTGTGACCGTTGGTGTAGCCGTATAACCCGAACCAGCTTCGGTAATGGCAATAGCAGACACTAAACCAGAACCGAGTTTGGCAATAGCGTTTGCACTTGTCCCGCCACCGCCCGTAATTGTTACAGCAGGAACATTGGTATAACCCGAGCCTGGGTTAGTGACGCTAATTACAACAACATTGCCAGCTTGAATAGATGCAGAAGCCTGTGCTTGAACGCCAAAAGAGCTGCTAGGAGGCGCAACAGTGACCGTAGGAACTGACGTATAAGCAGATCCTATGACATCAAGGCCAATGCTTATGATGGTTCCAGATGCGTTTGAAATAGCGCAAACAGCAGTTGCTGGCACACCGTTTGTGACGTTTGGCGCACTAATTGTAACCGTAGGAGCTTCAATATACCCCGCACCAGGGTTGGTAATGCCAATTGCACCTACAGATCCAACAGGAATAAGGTCAATTGCATCCCATGTGTAATAGCCTTTGACGGGATCAATAATAATTGAACGTTCGTTTTTCCACTGTTTTGCTCTTACGCCAGTGCCGGTAAACGTTCCAACAGGAGCTACGTTGCCTTTTGTAGAAGTTGCAATGTTGTAATACTCAGCACGACCGTCAGATTGAAACGCCAAAAGGTAGTCAGCGTTGTTGATGTTAACGCTGCAAAATTGAGTGACCGTATTGGACCACGTAGCAGCCACATTTGAGTAGTTAGGAACTACCTTAAGATTGCCAAACCCGACAGGCTGAACATTTTCAATCCATGAAAACTCATCCTCACCAATAGCCGTACGATTGGCTTTAGTGTTCAAACCCTTAAAGGATTTGGAGACATGGTACTGTTTTTTCTGTTCGGGAGATGCTGCCATGATCAGTACGGATGACTATAAGGGTCAGGCATCCTGCGGGTGAACGTAGTGGACAGGACGTTCTGAAGTTGTTGGACATATTGCTGTTTGAACAGTTCGGCTTCGCCATAGCTCTGTTCTTTAAACTTTGCCATGTAAGCCGCATAGAAAGGTACAGGGTCTTTCCACGGATCTACAATGTCGGTATCAACGTCATCTAAAGCCACAAGATCTGTAGGCCGAACAACCGTGTCTAGCTCTGTGACGTAATCTTGATCAGGCACAGGGGCTACAAAATATTTGTTTGGCCCGTACATCGAGTAAATGACTGGCTGACCCTGATAATTGATCCAGTAACGCATTTGAGCGTTGAATTGTGTCCATGAAACATAACGCAATGGAACACGAGAATTTCCCCAATAAACATTGAGGTTAATTACGTCCATCGTCTTTGTGCCTTCAGGGAGAGTAGAAAAATCGTATGATTCAATGCCGGTAAGCACAGCACTTGTTTGAAGAATACGATGACAGCCCGTATCACGCACAAGGCGTTGACGAGCATCATTGATGTCGATTGTTAGTTCTTCGTCCGTCCAGAAGTTGGCATTTGCATCATGCAGCAACCGTCTGACGACAAAAATGTAATCGCTCAAAGTTACAATCATGACACCACCACATTATTTAACGTCCTTTCCCCCGCCCCGCCGTGAAACGGGGAGGGGTACTCGTTCTACCACTGGGGACGCATTGTGGTAGCTCTGAGGCTTCTCCTCGGTTATCACAAACTTATTGAGACGCTCCATAGCCTTAGGAACGTCATTGTTTGTGACCGCCCAACCAAGGCGAGCCAAACAGGGAGTCTTGTCAGACATCTTATAAGCAAAGATGTGTCGGGCCACATAGTCGGGGATCTCCACCGGTTTGTTGGGAGAGAAGGCATACTGCACACTATCCCACTGGTCGATGAAAAACTCTTCCCCGACATTTGTGACCCAAACATTAGACATTAGAACTGCACCACTTCACCAAACACGTTGAACCGAACAACATGGTTTGCTGCGCCCGCTGTGTTAACTTTCACATAAAGTGCAGAAGCCGTAACGGCCCCTGACAGATATGCCGAGGCAATTGTCAGGTCTTGGAAGGTGTTTACAGCAGTGATGTTGGTCAGGTTCTGCGAAGATGCAACTGCGTTGCTCGTGTTACCATCACTCGAAGTGATAATAGACACCTGTGTTGGCAGCAAAGTCTGTACCGTTCCACCAGCCGTATTAGCCGGATTGCAAACGGTAATACGACGTACAATAAACGAACCCGTATTAGGTGTTAGACCACCGTCAAGGATTGGCAAAACTGCAATCGTATTACCCGTGCTCGATACAGACACTTGGGCAACCGTCGCTACGCGATAGTTACCAAAGTCATCTTGCGTATTAGATGCAACTCGATTTGGATTACCCATAGGTTATACCCCTTTACGAGTTGTATTGACCGGTCGCGTTCTGACCACCATTCACACCATACAGCGTCAAAGTCTGGGTTGCAGTCGTTGCGTTGCCGCGCATGTTGTAACCATCAGAAATGATGGTGCCACCAGTGTTGGCTGCAAGATATGTGACCCAGTTGTTGACGTTAGCTGCACCCGTATTCAACTCAATGGTCACATTGCTAGTTGCAGTCGGGAGGACATACATACCAGCAGGGATATACTGAGCCGAAGACGTACCAGCGTTCAATGCAGTCAAGTTACCAATACCAACTGAGGTAATGGTTGTAACTTGCAAATACGCTGAAGGAGCGTTGGTGAGAGTGCTTGCGACGAGGATTTTTGAAATACCACCAGCCATGATTCAAGCTCCTCTTACAGTGACAGCGAGTTGTAGCCAGTAACCTTAGTCATAGACTTAGGCTTCGTGCTGACAAGCTCGGCAATTGTTAACACTGCACCGACGTAACCAACTTGCCAGTTAGGCAGAGTGGATTCAAAGCCGGTAAACACGAACTGACCCTGCTCATGGATATAGAGAGACAGGTAGTTGTTGTTCAGGAGATACAGAGTACCTTCTGGGCAGTAGGGATCTGGGTAAATCGGCACACCAGCAACCATGAGGGCGCGGAAAGCAGCCTGAGGACCATTGCCGTCACCGTCAAAGCCGGAGCCTGGGGTGATGACATACTGTTCCTGACCGACATAATCTTGAGCCAGCAGAGTCCAAGTACCAAAGCCACAAACACCAAAGGAAGGTACTTCTGCACCCTTCTTAACAGTGCCGGAGATGTACTGAAGGACGTTCTGACGGGTAGGATTAACCGAACCAGCGGCATACTGACCGGACTTCCACCAAGTGTAGGTAGAGCGGTTGATGTTGCCATAAGTGGCAGTGCCGGTCCCATCATCAACAGCGGCTGGCAAGCCAGTAAACTGCTGAGTGTTGGTCGTGTTGTTGTACAGCGAATAAGCCATCGCATCCATCATCACGTTGGTCGCATCGTTCATGCGAGCTTCGATCAGAGGAATGATAGCATGATCCTGCTGCACTGCGCCTTCCATACCGAGGAATGGAACTGGAGCAATCATCAGTTTCAGCGTGAATTCGGCGTTATACGCGCCCTGCTGAACTGACGGCTGTGCGAAGGAACCGCTGTAGTCGGACCACTGAGCATTTACGAACTGTGAGCCTTGTACGGGAACTGTAACAGACGAGACACCGCCCGTTGCAGTCTGTGAGTTGGCAATCAACGCAGCCATAAGTGGGGTGGAGTTGTAAAGCTGCACCACCAGCTTAGGGATGAACGCACGACGCGTAACGTACGTGAGTTCATTAAACTGCGACGAGCCGGTAGCTGGGATAATACCACCACCAATAGCCATCGTTAACCTCTTCTAGGTTGTTTCAGCGTCCCCACACTGCTTTAGATACCGAACCGTCCAGGGTGCTTACGGAGTTCCATAA